TGCCAGATCACCGGCGACGACGTCGAGACCGTCGCGCCCTTCTGCGCCATCGCTGCTGCGGCGACAGGTAGTATAGCCGCCATCGTTGCGCCCCCTTTTAAGATGCCCCCGGTGCTGATCATCGCGTTGACACCACCCCGACCGCAGCGAGGAAAGTCCATCCACCGAGCCAGATCATCCGCCTGACCATCGGCCATGCCAGCCACATGTCGATCGGGAACGGCTCTTTGCGCTGCTGCTCGATCATGCCGGGCTCCGAGCAGATGTAGAGCCCGAGGCCTGACAGACCGAAGGTCACTGCGAAGGGATCGAACATCCGCTTGACCGTTGCAAACAAGCCGGAAGTCATCGGATCGCGGGGATCATAACCCCAGAGCGTCAACGCCTCGACACCGCAACGGACTGTAATGCCACACGCGAAGATGATGCCGAGTGCACGATAGATCCAAGCTGGCGACAGCCATGTATCGAGCCGGCGATGCTTCCAAGCATCGCCGGCAAGCTTCACGACCACCATCATGCCAACTAGCGTTCCGATCGTCATGACGGCGAGATTGATGACGACGAGCCACCCCATGCCTTCGAAGCTGGGTTGCGCGATCGTGCGGGGGCCATTCGCGACCGCCTGAGCCGCGAAGCTGGTATTGCTCATGTTGGGTTCCTTGATCGACGGCCAGTCAGGCCGACCAATTCCAGTTGATGCCGGCATACGCGGCGCGCTTGGCGGCGATCGTTGCTGCCGCCCGGATGTCCCGCTTGGCTTTCTGCGCCACTGCCTCGATCCGGGCATTCTCCGAGGCGGACGTGTTCATGCCGACGTCGTACCGTGCCAGCACAGTCGTCAGCAGTTCGCCCGTCAGCATCGATTCCGTGGTGGCGAACGGGAAGCGCTTCTTTTTGTCGCTAAGCCCGAGCCCATTGAGCACCGATGCGGCGATCGTACGCGCGTCGATCGCCTCCATCGCCTTGCGGTTATAGACGTACTTCTTCGCCCCGCCGTCGGTGAGAACGGTCATTTGCAGCTTCTCGCGTTCGGCATCCACCGCGGCGAGCAGGCGCGCTTGCAGCTGCTCGATCGTCTCGACCGGCACCACAAGACTGTCCTTCACGACCTTACCGGATGCCACGCGAAACCCGCGCGGATCGGTCGTCGGGTCATATTCGGCATAGGCATAGCCATCCGCCGGCGCGGGCACGATGTCAGCCGAGATCGTGCCGCTGACGATGCCAGTCGCGATTTCGTACAGCGCGAGGTTCTTCATAGCGCGGTCCAGTAGACAGAGAGGGCCGGGTCCCGGATGATCGACCAGTTGCGCTCGGTCGTCCTGACAGCGACCCTCCAGCGTATGGTCAGTTCACCGAACGTGTTCAAAACCCGGATCGTGTAATTATCCAGGCGGCCTGTGCTGCCAAAGCCGCTTTCCGGCAGTGGAACCGTAGCCAAGATCCCGTTGTCCGCAGCGTTCAGAATTTCGAACGTTGGCTGGGTGTCGCGGGTACCGTTTGTTGTCCCGCCGATGAAGCCTGAGAACGAGATGTATATTGATCCACCGGACCGGATGAACATGTCCGCGCCGAGGTTCGGGATGTATTGTTTGCTGGCCTGTCCTGCCCCGCCGTACGAACCCGCCACGGAACTGGCGGTGGTCGCGGTCATGGTCGACCGATCCAGCGCGCGGATTGTCACGGTACCGTTGAAGATGGCGTTACCGTCGACGACCAGATTGGCGCCAATGTAGAAGACGCCTGCCGTGCCATCCGACTTCGACAGGCTAATCGTCGTACTGCCGTCGGGGGTCGAGCCGGTGACCGACCAATAAACGCTGGTCCGCCCATCGATGCCGGCAATGGCGCCAGCCTGCTGCGCGATGATCGCGGCGCTACCGTTATATTCGGCACGCAGCTGCGCGACCGTCGACGCTACACCCCCCGCCCGATCATCGGCGATAGCCGCAGCGCGTTCCTCGATCCGCGCATTGATGGTCCGCTGGAGACCGCTGTCAGCAGCATTGTTGACCTGCGCTTCCAGCGTGGCCGTCCGCGAGGCCGCGGCGTATCGGTTCGGCAGATCGGCGATCACATCCTCGCTCGACTTGATCCGCGAATTTACGGCGGTGTCGACCTGCGTCAGGCGATTGTTCACGTCGTCAGTGAAGGTGTTGAGCGCGCTCGGCGCCTGCCGCGACATTTGCGCCTCAAGCGTGCTCGTCCGGCCAACATAGCCCTGCTGATCAGTCGACAGGCTGGTAATGCGCTGATCGTAGCTGCCGAGCGTGCCGTACACCCCGTCGAAGCGCGTCGAGACGCTCGTCGACAGGTCTGCGACAGCCTGATTGGCGTTCGCAGACGACGTAGCGACCTGATCGACGCGGGCGTTCGTATTGGCGTCGCGGCCCTGATAGTCGGCCGTGACGCTGTCGATGCGCTGACCGATCGCGCGGTCCGCATCGGCCAGCGTGGTTGCCGTCGAACTGACCAGCGCCCTCGTCGCCGCTGCAACGCCGCGATCATTGCCAGCGCTGTACGGCACCCAGGTCTTCGTTCCCGGCTTAACCTCGGTCACGAACGGGCGGGAGAACCATGCGTAGCCGTCGACCTCGACGTCGTACGACCGCACCGCGATCGTCGCGCGGACCGCGCCGGGCGGAACGACGTATTCCTGCACGCCGGTCAGGTCCCAGCCGTTGATGTCCTGACCACCCAGGTTGATGCGGGCGCCGTTGTTCTCACCACCGTAACCGACATAACCGTCGTCATTGAAGAAGAAGACGGTGACCCAGGCACGGCACCGGTGAGAAGCCGTTATCGCGTAGAACTGGATGCTCGAGCCCGGACGAACGGCAAACGGCGCGCTCTGCGCCTCGTTACACAAGCCGGCGCCGGGATCCGGGCGATGGAGCGTCAGGTTATTCTCGATACCCCCGATCATGTAGGGCGTGCCGGCCCGGTTAAGGGTCATGGTCGACACGCTGCCCGGGTTGAACGTCAGCACCCAGCCATCAAGCGTGCTGAGGCTGCTGTTCGGCACGAGGTTGCCGCCCGAGGGACTGGCCTGCGATTCGAGCACCGACGCGCGCTCGCCGACCGCGGTGGTAGCGCCAGCCAGCGCTATCGCGGTGTCGGTAATGCGCGTGTTGGTGGCGAGGTCGCGACCCTGATAATCAGCGGTGACGCTATCAATCCGGCGGGCCAGCGCGCCGTCCGCGTCGGACAGCGTCGTGGCGACCGATGACACGCGTGCATCGACTTGAACCGCGGCCTCGACGTCCTCGACCCAGAAGCTGGTGATCTGGACATAGCCGCCCGGAAACGGCCCGCCCGCATCCGGGTAGTTCGCCAGGAATAGCGGCCGCACCGAATAAGCGTTTGGCGGAAAGCGGCCACCCGTGCCGTACGATGGTGCCGGCAGGTTCGGATCAATTCCCTGATAGAGCTCGTCGACGACATACGTGCCGGGCTGCAATATCTGGGTGAACCGAGGCGCATAAATGTTCGCGAGGAAGCCGCCCGCAGAGTCGAGGACTTGCAGGCCGCAATAGGTCAGCTGCTGGGCTTCGAAGACCCGGAAGTTGGCATGAAGACGGAACGCGCGATTGGCGTCCAGCAGCGGGATCGCATCACCAAAGAGCGAGCAATAGACGCCCGGCGTGCTGCTCGCGAGCTTGCCATCGCCATAGGAGGGAAAGTCGAAGCCGGTGCTGAGCCAGTTCGCGCTGCCGGCGCTGAAATCGGCATTCGGCGTGATGCCGCGGACGTATGTCGATTGCAGCGAATCAATGCGCAGACCGAGCGCCTGATCGGCATTGCTGAGCGCACTGACCTGTTGGGTGATGCGCGTGTTGGTAGCGGTGTCGAGATCCTGATAGGACGTGACGACCGTGTCGATCCTGTTGGCGAGCGCACGATCGCCATCGGCGCGCGCGGTTTCGGCCCGCTCGATCAGCGCACGGACAGCGGTATCGTCGTAACCGCCACCCGCGGAGATCGCGTTAATCCGCTGGACGAGTTCTTCGTCTTTGCCTTGCGCACGCGTGATCTCATTGGCGAGGTCTATCACCGCTTGATCCAGCGTGGCCTGCGCGGCCGTCACGCGACCGTTCGCCGCCTCGATCTGCGCATTCGCTTCAGCCACGGCCGCGGCTGCCTCGCCCGCCGCGGCCGTGATACGCGCATCGGCTTGCGCCACGGCTGCATTCACCGCGGGAATGGTCACCGTTTCTAGTTCGGTGATCGACTGAAGAACGTCGCTCGCAGGCTTTCCGCCGACAGCGTTCGTGTCCTTCGACGTGTTCTCCCCAGTGACGTCGGCATTGTCCGTCGGCTTCGTCCCGATGGGATCCGTGACGTCGGGCCATGCCACCGATCCGCCGGGTGCGAACGGCAGCACCGGCGCCGCCTTGCTCAAGCCCTCGATCGACAGCGCGAGCTTGCTGACCGTCTCGCCGACCTCGACCGAGAAATCCTTGAAGAACCCATAGACGGTCAGGCTGTCGAGCCCATCCTGCCCGATCCAGAGTGACGGCAACGCTCGCACCGCGGCAATGCGCCCGGCGACCAGATCGACGGCATCGGTGCGGATCAAGGCGTTCGCCGTCATCCGCTTCGCCCATGCGCGCTCGACGATCGTCACCTCGCCAAACTCGTCGACATTCTTACGGCTGAAATCCGTGATCGCGGCCGTTGGCGACGCTTCCGTCATGCCGAGCGACACAATAGTACCGACCAGCAGCGTACCGATCGCGACGTCGCCGCTGCCCGCGATCGTCACCGTAACCTGTCCACCGGCGCCCGGCAGATCGAGGAAGGTCACCGCGCCGTCGCCAGCCGGCAACGTGCGATCATAGCCCGGTGCCTGGACGCGGATGGTGTCGGCAACGACGTCGAGCAACGCGACCGCGTCAGGCGTGCCGGCATCGATTGACACGACGATGCTACCGGCCTGCTGCGTGGCGGTGCCAAGCGCCCGATCGAACATCGCCCAGCGGTTCGTCGGGCCGATGTCGATCCATTTGCCCGACGCGCCGGCCGGGTCATTACCGACGTTGGCGTCCGCCGCGCTCTCATAGATCCGATGCGTGGCTGCCACGATGACGCGCGCGCCGAGGGGGTACGTCGTGTCACGCTGCCATTCGGGTGCGTCCGCCTCGGCGACGGTGCTGGCGAGCAGCTGCGCCGAGCCGATCGCAACCGGCCGCAGCAGCTGCAACGTGGAACCGGCGCCGTCCAGCGCTGGATCCTCGCCGGTATCGACAAATGCTTCGGTCGCGACCAGCCCCTCGATCGTCAGCGTGCAAAGGCTGAGGGGAGGGGTGGCGAGATCGAGGCTGAAATCCTTGTAGAAGCCCCGGAACGACAGGCTGCCGAAACGCTCGTCAGCAATCCATGTCGCCGGCTGGGCGCGGAGATCCGCGAGCGTGCGCTGCAATGCGTCCGCCTGATCGAACGGCACGCCCAGCCGGACTGACATGCGCCGCGCAAAGCCACGCTCGACGACCGTCGTCACGCCATAGTCGTCGGTGACCCGCCGGCTATAGTCGGTGATTCCGATCGTAGGCGCCGTCTCGGTCGTGCCGAGTTCGATCACACCGCCGGTGTCGAGCACGACCCTCATGCGGCAGCCGCCACGCTGATCGCGTCGCCTCCGCTGGCGCCGGTGACATCGTCCAGTTTCTTCGCCACCCGGCCGGTGTTGCTGACGATCGCGGCGTTTGCCGTGTTGGTGTCAGCACGCAGCTGGGCAACCTCCGCCCGCAGCGCATCGATCGCGCTCGCGGTGTCCGCACTGGTCGCGCTCGACCCCGCCGGCTGCGCCGCGGTGGTGGCAGCAACGACCTGCGCAGTCGTGGCCGGAGCGGTCCCGCCCTTGGCGAGCGCAGTGACGACGCCGTACGTGGCTTCGAGGCTGGCAGCCGTCTGCGCCTGCACGCGTGCCAGTTCCTGCCGGCTGGTCGCCTGATCGGCCGCAGCGGCCAGCAAGGCCTGACTGAGCGCCGGCAGGCTCTTGGCAGCGTCCTGATCACCGCCGCGAGCGGCCGTGGTCGCAGCGTTGAATTGACCCATAAGAGCCGCGAAGCCGCCCGGCGTGCCCGCGTCCGTCAAGCCGCGGATACGCTTGACCTCGGTCATGATGGTGTCGCCGACCGACGTCCATGCGTCGGACAGCGCCTTGGCGGCAGACGCCGCGGCCTGCGCATCCTGAATCGCATAGACCTGCTCCTGAAGCCCGCGGTTGCTTGCATCCAGCTTGGCGAGATCGAGCGCCCGGATCGCCGCGGTGTTGCCCTGCAATTCCAGCAGCTGGCGCTGAAGGTCCTGCCGCTCGCTGGCGATGTCCGCAGCGCTCTTGGCGCCCTCCATGGACGTTTGCAGATCTGCGAAGGCCGGTGCGAGTTTCAGAAGCGTGGCATAGGTCGCTTGCCCTGCCGCGCTGGTCAGATCCTGCGCTTCAACCAGCTGGCGGAATGCCGCCAGCGTCGACGGCATCGATAGCCCGAGGCCGTCGAAGACTTTCGCGAATTGCGCCGTCTTGGCAGCCGCCTGTTCCTCTTTCGAATAGAACGCCTCGAAATAGGACTGCGCGGCGCTGGTCAGGTCGGCGACGCTGTCGAACTGGTCCGCCAGGCCAAGCTTGGCAGCGATGCCCATCGTCTGCGCGCCCTGACCGAGCAGATCGAGCGACGTGCCGACCGCCTCGATCGTTGACGCCACGCGCACGAGCGTTTCGAAGACGCCTTCGCCGACCTTCTGGAACTGCTGAAGGCCGGGGAAGGCCGCTGCCGCCATGCCATCGGCCGCGGCGCCGAACACCGCGGATAGCTTCTCTTCGATCTGGTCGCCGGTCAGGCCCTTCAGATCGATCTTGCCGAGGTTGACCACGAAGCCATTGAGCCGCGCTTGCACATCGCCCGTCGCTACGCCCAAGGGGCCGGCCGCAGACGCGATGGCGTCATTGAACGATCGCAGGATCAGCGTGAACTGGTTCTCGAGTCCGGCGTCCGCGCCGGCATATTGCGTCGACGTCTTCGTGCTCGTGGTGATGCCGAACAGCTTCTTCTTCTTCTCGATGTCCGAATAGTAGGACGCGTCGAAGCCGCCATTGAGAATGTCGCCGATCGACTGCGCACCACCATAAAGACCGCTGCCGATCACGCTGGTCTTCGATCCGAACAGGCCACCCAGAATGCCGCCAATGACGGGGATCTTGCTGAGGACCGATCCGATCGCGTTCGACTTGAAGCCTTCGTTGACGCCGGTGGACGCATCGATGTTGCCGGCGCGCACGACGAGCGTGGCGACGCTGCCGATCTGACTGTCGATCGACTTCAGCGAAGCCGCCATCTCACGGGCGAAGGTATTGGTCACGGTGTCTACCTCCTTCAGCGCGTCGATCGCGTTCTTGATGCTGTCGCTCTTTGCGGCCGGGTCGCCCAGCACGGTGCCGGTGCCGGTATTGCTCGCCGCCAGCGTGTTCTTGCTGCCGCCAAAGGATCCGGCGATGCCAACGCCGATCGAGGCGAGGGCGGCGATCGTCGCGGCTCCGGCCGCAAGGTTGAGCGGGAAGGGCAGGCTCTTGATCGCGTTCACCACCGCCTCGGTCGCCGCGACCGCGGTCCGCGCGACGGTGTTGGCGATCTTGCTGCCCGTCTCGATCGCGTCCTGCGCGATGGCGCGGACGGACATGGCGAACTGGACGATGCGGAACGCCTTTTCAGCGGCCGCGAGCGCCTGATAGCCGTCCGAGCCTTCCTTGAAGAAGCCCTTGGCCGCGCTCGCCATGTCGCCGAATGCACCGATCTGCTGCGATGACGAACGGAGCGAATACAGACGATTCTCGCGGGCGATCCGCGCCTGATCGTCGCCGGCCGCGCGAATGGCCGCGTCGTGCGCCTCCTGAAGCCGGGCCTGATCGGCATAATAGCCGGTCATGATCGTCAGCGCGTCGCCGATCGCGGACCCGACGCTGCCGAACGCATCGGCCATGCCCTGCGCCGCGCGCTGCGCGCTCTGGTCGATCGTGTCGAAGAGATCGGCCGTCGCGGTCAGCGAGGCATTGTACGCGTCCTGCGCCTGCCTGTTGCTCTCGCCGGCATCGGCAATCGTGACCTGTTGCGCGATATACTTGGCAGCGTCCGCACCGACCCAGCCATTGGCAGTTGCTTCCTGCGTCGCCTTCAGCGTGGCGAGCGCACGGACGCGGACGGCATCCGACGCGCCGATCAGCCGGGTTTCTTCGCGGATCTCGGCAAGCCGGTTCTCGCCGGACGACATCGCGGTCTGGATCGCGGCCCTGCGCTCGGCATCGGTCAGACGGTCGCGCGCGGTGCGCTGATCGTCGAGCGCCTGCTCAGCCCGCGCCGCACCATTGATGTCGCCCGTCTTCTGAGCTGCCTCCAATGCTGCCAGCAACGGCAGATCTGCAATGCGGTCGCGCATCAGTTCGCCTGCGCGCTCGGCCGGCGCGAGGCCAGCTGCCACGGACGCGTTGACCTGCTCCTGAATCGCCGCCTGATCGCGCATCGTGGCAGTGCCCTTGGCGGCATCCGAAACGCGCTCGGCGACGGCAAGGCGCACCTCGCGCGCGACTGCCGCCTCGATGTCGGCGCGCTGCTTGATCGCCTTGCTTTCTGCTTTCACGCGAGCCTCCGCGATCAATGCCGCAGCGCCCGAGACGCCATATGCGGTTGCGAGCAGATACAGGTTGCGGATCTGGGCTTCGGTCGCCTCGGCATCGCGCGCCAGCTGCTCGGCATGGCGGTCGACCTTCGGAGCCGGGGTGTCATTGAAGCCGATCGACTTGGCGATGCGCTCGCGGGCGTTGTCGATCGCGCTCTTTTTCACGCGGGTGCCGAGCTTCGTCAGATACTTGTCGGCGACGTCGTATGCGGCGCCGTACGTCTTCTCGAGCAGCTTCGGATCGCCTTGCCCGATCAGCATCTTGCCAATCCCGACAATGCCGCCCTTCTCGATCTCGCCGAGATAGGCCTTGGTACCGGCAACGCCGGCATAGATCCCCGCGAGGGCTTGGCGGGCATAGGACGTCAGATCGTCGAGAACGCCCTTCACGCCCTTCGACATGCCTTTCATGTCACCGACGAAATAGTCCGAGATGTCCTTGCCGACGACGCTGAAAAGCGCCTTCGACGTGTCCGCCCAGGTGACGGTCTCTTCCTTCAGCTTGTAGAGTTCGGCCTTGGTGGCATTGGCGCCCCCGGTGATCTTGCCGAGATCGCGCGTCAGCGTGTCGGTTTTGACGCCATCGTTCACCCACCGCGTGAACAGGGCAAACCCGGCGGTCACGACCGCCAAGCCGGCCAGCAGGGGCGCAAAGCGAAGCGCCAGCCCGGCGACCTCCTTGCCGAACCCGCGAAGGCCTCCCTGACCCATCTGGGCGACCTGCACGATCTGGAAACCCTGCTGGATGAAGACCTGAAACGGCTTCTGCCCGGTCAGCAACCCTTGCGTGATGTCGGGCAGCTGCACGGCGATCGTCTGCAACGCCGAACCGCTCTTGCGGGCAGCGCCGGCCATCGCGCCCTGCGTCTGCGTCGCGAGGGCGGCGCGATCGGCAAGCATGGTTTCGGCGCGCGCCAGATCCTCGGCCGACGCACCGGCCGCGGTCATGACGCGACGCGCCTCGGCCAACTCGGTGTTCAGGCGCGACTGCGCGGCAGCCGCCGGGTCGATCATGGCACGCAGACCGGCGAGCGCAGCCGCATCCCGCTCGGCTGCCGCCTCGGCATCGCGCATGGCCTGCGCACCACGCCGGGCGGCTGCCTCGAACTGGGCATGCCCGAGCGCGGCCGACCGGAGCCGTTGCGCTTCATCGTCACGCGCGAGCGCAGCCTGCGCCGCTTCGACCTCACGCAGGGCTGCCGCGCCCTTGCGAGCCGCGGCCTCGAACATGTTGAACGCAAACGAGGCCTCACGCAGGGCCTGCGCTTCACGCGCGACGGCTGCCGCCTCGGCATTCTCGGCCGCGCCCTTGTCCTCGGCTGCGCTCTGCCGGACGGCTTCGAGGTTGCGACGGCTCGCCAGCAGGCGATCATTGGCGTCGCCAAGGTTATGCTCCGCGGCCGTCAGGGCGAGCGTCTCGATCCGCTGGTCGCGTAGCTGGTCACGCGTCTTGCCGACGGATGCCGCCTCGCGGTCCATGGTCGCGATGAGCCGCTCGATCTCTTTCTCGGTCCGATTGATCTCGCGGGTGGCCGCTGCCGCATCGCGCGACGTCGCCGGCCCGACGATCGAAATGCCGGCGACCTGACTGGCGGTACGGGCGAGCGCCTCGACCGACAATCCGGCGCCGTCCAACGCGGTGCGCACCGTGTTCATTTCGCGCGTCGCGGTGCTGGCGAACTGCTTCACGCTGGCGGCTGGGCCATCCAGCTTGACCATGTACGAGGTGCTGCCCTCGATCTTGGTGGCGCTGGCAAGGATCTTGCCTTCGGCCGACGACATGACCGCGAGCAGCTTCGCCATCTGCTCGAACGACTCAGCAGGGTTGATCGTGAAATCTACGCCGAGACCGGTAGAGTCGTCGTCGACCATGGCAACCCTTCCTGCTGTTTACCCCAGCAGCCTGCGCAGCTGGGCTTCCTCGATTTCGAGTTCACGCTCGGTGACCGGCGCCTTCCATGGCGGCGGGCACGTCTCGTCTTCGGCACGCCGGCCTTCGGCGAGGTACTGTTTCGACAACTCGCGGATCAGCCGCGCTTCCCACGGCGCCAGGCGCACGCTGGTGTTGTCCTGCCATGCTGCCAGTTCACGCGAACTGATCGGCGCGGCACCCATCCCGGCAGCCTCTGTCAGGCCGATCTCGATCAGCCAGTCGAAGATATGGGGCGCCGGGTTGGGCGGCATTTGCGGCGCGAGTTTGCGCCGTTTGAGATCGTCCATCCGGCTGAGGCGGGGCTGGTCCTGTTCGATCTTGGCCCGCTTCGAACCCGCTGGCGGCTTCGGCGTGGCGCTAAGCCACGCCAGCTGCCGGACGTAGAGGGTTAGGCCGCCTTCGATGCGGCGCTGAAGTTTCCCCAGTCACCAAAGAATTTCGCCACCTGTTTGGTGATGAAGCCGAGCGACTGATCGGCATAGAGGGCGCGGAACAGGGCATCGCCTGCCAGCGGTTCCGTGACCCCATCGGGCTGATAATCGAAATTCTCGAACCGCACGGTCAATTCGGCGAGATCCTGCGCCGTCTCGGCGACACGCTCTTCGCGGGTGGCGGAGGTGATCTTGCCGTCATTGTCCTGCATACGCTTGAGCGTGCGCGCCGACTGGCGGGACTCGATCACGCCGGCAATGTCGCTGCCGGGACCGTGCAGGTGGATCTTGATGGGCAGCTTGCGCTCGGCGTCGGCATACAGCGGTTCGCCGTTCGGATCCTTGACGTGCAGGGCAGCGGTCGCGGCAACGGCCAGGGCGGCGATATTGAAAATCTTGGTCATGGGTCATCCTTCGCGGGAAGATGGTGCGCCGACCTGCCCCGCAACCCGCGATAGCGGGGCAGGTCGACGCATAGGGTAGAGCCGGCGTCGCGGGCGCCGGGAGGGGGTTAGGCGGCCGGCGCGCGCACGACCTTCGTGCAGATCTCGACCGTCGGGGTCGCCATCATGACGGGATCGGCGCCGTCGACCGTTTCCGGCCAGCCGAACACGCGGCCCTGAAAATAGCGCTTGGCACCCGACTGGTAGGTCACGCGCACCGAATAGAGCGCGTTGGTCTCTTCGTCGGCAGCGGTACGGAACAGGGTCTGCCCCGCATCGCTTTCGTCCAGCGCGAACTGCGGCTGAAGCGAACCATAGTCGGCGCTGCCCTTCAGCTTCTGCTTGGGGCCTTTGAGCGGCTGGAACTCGGTCTTGGCGAACGTCGCGCCGATCGTGCCGATCTTCTCGCAATTGCCAGCCTCGGTGTACGTCAGGGCCGCATAGCCGGCGACGTCCTGCGTGGCGGGCGCGGCGACGCTGATCGCGATCGCCGAGCCCGCTCCGGTCTGAAGACCCATATTCATTCTCCTGGGGAATTAGGCCGGCGCGGGCCGGCGCGTGATCCGTCCGGCGGTTGCCGGACGAAAGGGGTTAAGCGGCCTTGGCGGCCTGCGGCTCGTCGGTGCTGACCAGACCGGCCGCTGCATAGTTCGCGAGCGTGGCCTCGTCGGCCTCGACCACTTTGCCGGCGAGGAACGCCTTTTCGGCGCCCGCGTCGTTGAAATCGCGGGTCGCGTACATTTTCTTGGCGGCCGTCTCGGTCTTGGCAGTGGACATCGTCATTCTCCTTCAGGCTGGGGCGTCAAACGAGACGCGGAAATCTTGGGTCTGCTCGAAGCTGTTGGCGGGGCCTCCGACGTCCGGACCGAGCCCGGCGGTCAGCACCGACACGTTCACGCAGTCGGCAATCGCACCGGTCCAACCCGCGCAGCCGGCGCGAATGAGGCGGATCACCGCTTTCTGTTCGGCGTAGCTCGCCGCGCGGACGGCGACCGAAACCCGCTCGGTCGAACGAAACATGGCGCCGCGTTTCAGCGGCTGGAAATCGGCAACGCTGACGGTGCGCACGAGGATGGCGGGGAGGGTGACACCGTCCGGCAGCGCGCCGGCCTTGATCCGCTCGACCGGCACCAACTGCGTCAGCGCATCATATGCGTGCAGCAAACCGCCCACGATCTCGACGCCGCTCATTCATTGCTCCCCCCGTCGCTGCCGACGATGCCGGCGCGGGTCACGCGCGATTTGATATATGCCTGCGCCGCGGCGACGGCTTCGGCCTGCTTCGTATCCAGGGCGGGCCGCAGGAACGGGTGCGCAGCGGCCCCCGGATGATAGACCGTCGTCCCGACCGGCCTGCCGTTGATCATCAGCGTGGCATGGAGGGCGGTATCGCCGCCCTTGACGCGCTTGTTGATCCGTCGCGCCGTCATGCCGTCCCGGTAGGCCGGGTCGACGCTGATGAAGTGCGGATCCGTACCGTATTCGAGCCAGCGCCCGACATAAGCGCCGGGGCCGTCGAGCAGCACGCGGGCGATAATCAGGCCACCACGCTTGCGGCCGCGAACCTTGACCGCGTCGGCGATCAGCACCTTGCTGCCACCACCGCCGTCCGCACGCTTGCCGCCCAGAAGCGTCTTCGCCTCGACCGCGATCACCTTGGCGCCCGCACGAGCGGCGCCGGGCAACACGCGTTCCACCAGCAGGCCGGGGATCTGTTCCAGCGTTCGCAGCGCACTGGCGCTGCTCCGGCGGGTCGCCATCAGGCGGGATTGCCCGCGACGCTGTAATCTTCGACCATGAACTCGAGCCCGTCACGCCGGCCAAGCTCGGCAGGGCCTGCCACGATCTGCATGATGCGCGAGCCGATCACGAACCGCATCGCGGCGTTGAGATCGTCCCGGTACCGCATCCGGACGCGTGCCGGCCGCGACGCGACGTTGATGCCATCGGCGAGGCGTTCGGCACGACTCGGCAACGCGTCTTCGACGCTGGCCCAGACAACGGCAACGGGTTCCCATGATCCGGAACCGGCGCTCAGCAGCCCCGGCTTGGTCACCGGGCGTTCGATCGCGACGCGGCGATCGAGCTTGCGCGCATCGAGCTTCATTAGCCGATCACCGGCGTGCGGTACTGCGCATCGAGCAGCAACGTGACGGTGGCTGGAACGTCGTTGAGCGAACCGCCGTCGAAGAGATGCTTCATCAGCAACAGGGCTGCGACCTGAAGGGCCGGGGCCTCGCTGGCGACATCGTCATAGCCGGCTTCGAATGTCACCGTCACAGCGCTGCCGCGATCGGCGGTGACCGGCCACGTCGTGTTGATCGCGGGCAGCAACTGCGCGCCTGCGGTGCGCCACAGCCCATCGCCATTGGCGACAAGTCCATTCTGGTCGACATATGCCAGCGAGACGACGCTGCGCACCGGATCACAGGGCAGGCGCATGATGTCGTCGAAACCATCGAACATGGCGACCCAGCGGCGCCGCACGAGCGAGCGGGAAGTATGTTGCTCGACCCATGTCAGCGCCGTGAGGCGGAAGGCATCCAATAGCGCTGCCTGACCGGCCTCGGGTTTGACGTACTGGTCGACCAGCGCATCAGGGAGAACCGCCGGCCCGTCGAGCGGGGCGGCGGGTATGATCGTGACCACCGCCCCGTCTCCTTACTTGGTACGCGCGGACTTGCCGCCCGGCGCATCGCTCGCGGACTTGGTCGCATCCGCGAGCAGGCCTTCGAGTTCGAGGATCCGCGCGGCGTCCGTTGCCAGCTGCTCGCGGCTCGCCTGATATTCGAGGACGAGGCCTTCGTGCTGACTGCGCGAATCCTTCAGGTCGGCAAGCGCCTGGTCACGTTCGCCGGTCAGAGCGTCGAAATCGCTTTTCACCGTCTCGATCTGCTGACGAAGTTCGTCCTTGTCGGCCAGATGCGAGTTGTTCATTTCGCGGAACGCGTCGTTCCCGGCCTCGATCAGCCCCTTGAGGCGATCCATCTCGCTTTCGGTGACCGTCTGGCCTTCCTCGGACTGACTGACCGACGCCGCGAGGTCGCCACGCAGCTGATCGACCTCGACACCGCCGAGCGTCATGCTGTCCGGCTGGCCGGATAACAGCACCGCGTTGCCGGGGCCGCTCGTCGCGCGCTGCGGCGCTGCAAGGCCGATGGCTTCGCCCCCGCGGCCGGTATCGGCTGCAAAGCGGCGATCGGCCGTGGCGACGACGATGACGGGCTGGCGGATGATCGGCTGGTAGTCCTGATCGACGAGCTTGCCATCGATCAGGTAACCGGCGACGCCGAGGCGGACGAAATACAGTTCGCTTTCCGCCGAACGCTCGACTTGCTCGCCGTCCTTGAAGGACTCGGGCGGGAGCGCCTTCGTCACATAGTTCTGGATGAACTCGATCATGTTCTAGCTCCTCAGCTGATCGCGGTTGCGGTGGTGCCGAGCTGGTTGGCGCTGCCGGCGCCGTAGCGCGCGTCAAAGCCGGTCAGCGAGGCGGACAGGAAGGTAGCGGCACCGCCGACCGCCACAGACACCCGGACGAACTTGAAGCCCCCGTTCTTGTCGAGGTCTTCCTGCCGAACGTTGATGGCGGCCTGACGGTTGTCGCCGCCTGCCTTCGCCAGCTGCACGATTGCGAGGCCGGGAACGGCCTTGACGCCGGTGCCGTTGGCATCGGTCGCCTGCTCGATCTTGGCGTCGACCGTTCCGGCCGCGCCGATCACGCCTACGTTGAGCGACGCGAGCACGGCAAAGAAATTGCGCATGTCCACGAAGCCCGAATTGACCACGCCGGGCGCAGCCTGCTGCGCCGGAATGACGCCCGCGATAGCGACGCGGGCGGATGGGTCGAGATTACCCAGCATTGTTCAGTCTCCAAAGCTACCGGCCGGACGATCCGACCGGTCCCGCGCTGGGCGCGGGTCCGGTGTCGAGGATCAGGCGCGCTCGGCGAGCGCCACGAAGTGCGACTTGGTGTTGCCACCGTTCGCAGGAGCCACCGGCTTCGAAAGCACCGGCTGACCGCCGATGCGGAACACCCAGCGGAAGGCGCGGATGTTGTAATCGAAGTAGAGGTGGATCGAGTCGGCGAAGCTGACGCCATTCTGCTTGCGGAAGGCCTCGTATCCGTTCGGGTTGACGAACTGGATGTCGCCGTACTGCCCGACCGAGCGGCTGTGCTCGTTGAACACGACGGGTCGACCGAGCAGGACGCCGCCGGGGCTTTCCTGATAGTTGCCGAACCACAGCGGCAGCCCCGCGCTGTTCTTCATGTCCATCAGCGTCGGCATGACGTCGCTGTTGACGAGCCAGCTGGCCTGACTGGGCATGATCATACGCGCCCACATGCGGGCGACGTTCGACGCGCTGATCGTGGCTGCCGTCTGATTGGGATCCTTCGCGACCGCGATCGTTGCCTTCGACTCCATCCAGCCCAGCGGCTTTTCGATGCCGTCGCCGTACATGAAAGCATCGGCTGCCTTCCACCGGATCGCGGCTGCGGCATGGCTGGTCAGCAGCGTCGCAACACGCGGCGCGTCTTCCAGCAATTCTTCGGTGGCCAGGACAAACGCGTACAGTTCGTTCAGCTTGGTCTCGCGCGGCGTGAGCGACATGCGGCTGGGCTGCATCTGCTCGCCCTCGGAGCGCCATGCAGCGACGATGCCGCTGTTGCCCCACGGGGTCGTCTCGTCGCCAAGGCCGACGACGCGGTTCGACGCGGTTGGATCCGGATCGATTAGATCCATGATCGGATCGTTGCCCTCGTTGAACACGAGGTTGACGATCTGCTGCCGGAACTCGGCGGGGACGAGGTAGCTGCCGGCCGCGTCGCCCTGTTCCATGTGGACGTTGCCCGGAGCCGCCAGACGATCGTCCATGCGGAAGCTCTGCCCGGCCGCGGGGTTTGCGCAGCGAACGGCCTGCGCAAAATCCGCAAGGTTCGCGAAACCCCCGTTCTCTGCCGTAGCGGTGAACGTGATGCGCGACTGGCGCGGCTCCTGCTGCCCGCCACCGGCAGGAGGTGGGGTGGTGACGCCGCCAATCGCGGATGCGGCACTGATCGCGGTCTGGGCACGCTCGATGCGCCGGGTCAGGCCGGATAGCTGCGCCATCTCCGCGTCGTGCGCCGTCTGCTCTTCGGCGTTGAGGTCGCGGTTCTCGGTTTCTGCCGTAGCCAGTCGCGCCTGGATACCGGTGGAGATGCGCTGGGCCTCGGTCCGCAGGACCGCGATGTTGACCGCCCCGCCGCCCGTCGGATGGCCGTTCGGATCGCGCATATAGCGGCCGTGACGGCGTTCCGTTGCAGTCATGGCGCCGATGGAGGCGGCCGTCGAACCGGCCGCCAGAAGCATGAACTTCCGCATATCTGTCATCCTCTGGCCCGCAGGCCCTGTGTCGGGCGCGCACGCCCACGACGAGCGACGCCGGATGGCGTCGCCCTACTCAACCCCAGAAGGGGATCTTTAAATCGCTCGCGCGAGATCCAGCGCCGCTGCCTGCCGTCGCATCAGCGACAGGCGGGCGCGGCCGGTGTTGTACTTGGCGACGACCTCGCGAAGCGTGCTGATGCCGTCGATCGCGCCGTTTGCCAGCGCACGAGACGCCGAGAACGTCTTGCCCGTGCCATGCACGGCCGCGACGTCGCTGGCCTTCATGCCGCGACCGCGGGCGATGGCAGCGGCGAACGCGACGTTGGACTCGTCGACCGCGGCCTGAACCTCGGCGCGGTAATCATCGTCGAGCGGCGCATGGCTGTTGCCGGCAATCTTGTCCGGGCTCGACGCGATCAAGGTCGTCTTCATGCCGATCTTCTCTTCGAAGCCGGACATGTCAGTATGACCCGACCGAACGCCGACCGAACCGACCTCGCCCGACTGGGTACAGAAGAACGCGCTGCACTGCGTCGCCAGCCAGTAGGCGGCCGAGAAGCAGTAGGGATCGGCAACGGCGATGACGGGCTTGGCATCGCGCGCCTCGAAGATCGCGTTGCCGGCCTCCGCGCAGCCCCAGACGTAACCGCCAGGCGAACGGATCGCGAGGACGATGGCGCCGATCTTGGTATCGGCCGCGGCCTCACGGACGCGATCGGCGATCGTGTCGTAATAGGTCGTTCCGCTCAGCCCGCGCGGTGCCAGCATGCCGGTGATCGGCAGGATGATCGTCGAGCCCTCACGGATCGGATCCGCGGGCTTTGCCGCCTGCTGACCGCTCAGCGAACCCGCGAATGCCCGCAGGGCATCCGGTAGCAGGGCCTCGACGCCGCTTTGCTTCAGCGCGGCTGCGAGAAAGGTCGGGTGCATCGCCCAAAGGGCCGACGACGCCATGAACTGATCCATCGTCTATTCCACCTTGTCTTGCGGCGATGTTTCGCCGCCCGTGAGGGTATCAGCTGCCCGGTTGCTGTTGAGCGGTGCGCGCGGATCGTCGGCCCAGTCCGCATCGATGCGCGGCTGGCCGAACCACTGCGTGCCGATCGTGTTGACGCTGAGGATGCCGGCGGTGCGTGCCAGCACGGCATTGCGCCACTGGGTCGCAGCATCACCGCGCAGCATGCTGTCGAGATTGAACTTCGCGCGGACCTTCTGAAGCCGAAGATCCGGCGGGATCATCCGCACGGTGATTGCCTGTTCCATGCGACGGGTGAGCGGTCGAAGCGCCCAGTTCACGAAGGACCGCGTATCCTGCTCGTTGTTGCCGGCGTTGCCGCCATCGTCACCGATCATCGACCGCGGAATGCGCCAGTAGCGCCCCATCTCAAGCGTGCGCTGGGCAAAGAGTTCGCGCAGCTGGGCGTCGACGTTGTTGCTGCCGACCGCCGTGTATTTGACGCCCTGCTCGAACACCGGGGTTCCGCCGCGCTTCCAAGCCGCGACACCTGTCGCCAGTCTGTCGGCCGATGCATCGGTCAACTTCTGTTCCGTCGTAACGATGCCGGACGGCCGACGATCGTTGCGGAAGAACGCCCTCGAACCGACCTCCAGCGCCAGCTGGAAGTCGATCGAACCCTTGGCCTGCTTCCACGGCACAAGCGGCCGTAGCCCCCCATCCGCCAAGCCGGTGAACCAGAACAGTTCCTGCGGCAGCAGCCGGCGCTGGCCCGTCTCGGACGCATAGTCGACGTACATGCTGCGCTCACCCCAGTTGGCCGTGGTGCGCAACGGCGATAGCGGCCAGATCTCCAGCCCGTCGACGCCGACCGTCGGCTCCGCGAACGCCTCGCCGCGCAGCACGCACGTGAAGGCCATTGCCGCCCAGAATTCGGCGCCGGTCTGCAAGTGGTTCGGCTCGTATGCGAGCACGTTGGCGAGTGGGAAGTCGTCCCGCGTGCCGTTGTCGTCCTTGAACTCCAGGGCGAGGCTGCCGACCGCCTCCGCAATGATCGACACGCAGAAGAACACGGCCGCGACCCGCGCGGCCGTCTCGGCGGTGTTAGCCTCCATCGGCATGGCCGCGACGAGTGACGTCCACGTATCGTCGCCGAAGAAGCGGCCGTCCGTCACATTGGACGGGGCAGGGCGCCCGGTGACCGGCGCTATAGCCATGTGCCCATGGGAGGAATTGACCCCCCCGGCGCGGCTGCGGTAATCGTCTGGACTGGGCATCAGAGTATCAACATGCCCCTTTCCTCATAGACGAAGCCGCCTGCGGCCTCCGGGTTTCTGGTCATCAGCATCACCGCGTTGAACATCGCGGCGAGCGGATCGATTTTCGCACTGGCCGAAGCCTTCACGATGGCGACCGCGCTCGTGCCGCGCGGCTCCATCTTCGCGTTGCCGACACACCACGACATCATGGCCGAGCCATCGTGCCGCATCGTCCGCGCTGCGAGTTTTCGTGCCGAACCTTTAACGGCGCTGGACAGCTTGAAGCCCTGCCCGATCGCCGAGAATTGCTCGTCGGTGAAATCCTTGGTCGCCAGTTCGTCCACGATCGCGGTCACGCCGACCGGATCGAGGCCGATGGCCTCTTTCTCCGGAAAGAGACCGGCGTCGCGGACCTGCACGAGGATCTCCACGACGCCGCGAATATCCTCGGTCAGTTCTTCCTCGGCATCATCGCGCTCGATGTCGATCGTGGCGTCGTCGGGCATCAGGCACTTGGTCAGGGATCCCTCGCCAACAAGCTCGTTGAGCTTGGTGGCGATGTCCTGACGGCGCTTCCACACGATCGACCACGCCCAGGCATGGCACCACACCAGCCAACGCTTCGAACCCTTCTCACGACCGATCAGGCAAAGCCCGAGCAGATCGTCCAGGCCGCCCCCGTCGACACCGGCCACGATCACCTCGCAGCGGCGTATCAGTTCGGCGACCGACAGCGTCTTGTCGATCGCGCCATCCCAAAACTCGGCACCGGTCCAGCGATCCCGGCTAAGGCGCGTGCCGATCTCTACGTTGAGATGCTTCGCGAGGAAGATCTGCAACCCTTCGCCTGCGCCACGCTGCTCCTGCGCGAGTTCGTTCTCGATCCAATCCTCATGCACCGATCGCCCGATGTTCGGGTTGGTGACGTAGAAGTTCGAGGTTTTGAGGTATTCATCCCGATCCAGCATCGCTGGCGGGTATTCGTAGAGGACGCCCAGACTGGCAGGATCGTTGATCGTGCCGTCGCGGACACCGCGGAAATGGTCGAGCTCGTCTTTGAAGACGCCCCGTGGCTCTTAGTCGCTGTGCGTCGTCAGGTAGATGACGAAGCCTTCGCGAGCCGACGATAAACCGCCGGTTGCCTCACGCAGCATTGCCTTGGCGTTGGCGCGTTTGCCGAAGATCCAAAGCTCGTCGATCAGCACGAACGCCGCCTTGGTGCCGCTGACGACATCCTTGTCAGCGGCGATGATCTTCAGTTCGGCTTCCGTGGTCCGGTGTTTGATGAGCCGCTGGTGGTCAACGACATGCAGCAGCGCGTTCAATTCCGGATCGTGGCGAACCATGCCGGCAGCGGGGTCGAAGCTGTTGCCAGCGACTTCGATCGTCGGCGCGAGGATCAACAGTTCGGCATTGAACCGCCAGTTGCGGATCAATGCCGTGACCATGATCCCCGCGGCGATCGTCGATTTCGAGTTCTTCTTGCTGATCAGCAGCAGAAACTTGCGGATCAGACGCCGTGCGGATTGATGGTCGTACGCGCCGAAGATGGCCGACACGAAGTCGAACACCCACTGATCGCACGCCTCGCCGAACGTCGGCTTGCCCGGCAGGTCGACGATATGCAGCGACTTGAACACCGCCAGGGCGGCAGCCGCCTCGTCGGGAAACAGCGGGTCGAAAGGTATCAGCGAACGCCGCTGGACGATCCGGTCTTCCCAGTCTCGGCAGGCTGTCGACCAGACCGGCGTCAATTGAGCAGCTTCGGCTGGGGCGGCGGGGCGAACTTGCCCGTGACCAGATCAGCCGCAGCCTTCGCCGATGCCTTCTTACCAAGCTTAGGCTGCGGCGCGGGGGGCCGCGAACCGCGATCTGCAACGCGTTCGGCCAACTCGGCGAGCGCCGCCTTGTCCATCCGCTTGAATAGTTCCTTCTCCGCAGCGACGTTGCCGGTTGCCGCGGCGTCGTTGAGGCGGGCCAGCTGCGCGATCTCCATCCGGACCCGCGCAGCCTGCCGCTTGGCGACCTCGGCAAAATAATGTTTGCGCAACGTCGGGACCGAAACCCCGATCGCCACTGCCGCCTCTTTGACCGTCAGGCCGCGCGCGAACGCGATCAGCACCTTGTTGGAGTTCGCGAGGGACCACGAATGCTCTGGCCTTCCACGCGCCTCCCGGTCCGGCTGGACGGGATCACCGAAGAGATCGAGACCCGAAAAATCAGCCATGACGAAATAAAATCTCCGCGTGAGAACGTTAGCGGTCTAGGGGCCGGCGCCCATTGCGGGTTTTGACCCCCCCCCCGGTCACCCGAGTCCGCGACGCTCCTGCCGCTGCTTCGTGCTATCGTGACACGGCTTGCACAGGCATTGCAGGTTGCGTTCGTCCCAGAACAGCCGTTCGTCGCCGCGATGCGGGCGCCGGTGATCGGCGACCAGCTGCGACGTGTCGCCCTCGACCTTTCCACATCCCGGCATGCGGCAAGTGAAGCAATCACGGACGAGCACGGCCATGCGCAGCTTCTGCCACCGCGCCGTCTTGTACCAACGACGCCAGCCTTGCTGATCCCGATCCCGATCAAACGCCTGACGATCACCCGGCAGATATGACAACCGGGATGCAGGCGCAGACAAACGCGGGGGCAGGCTCTTCAGTCGGCCCATGCACGCATGCCTAAACAGCGAAGGGCGGCGGGACCTAAGTCGCGCCGCCCTTCGAGGGGGGTTTCAACGGTGGGAGGTACTGCCCTGAACCCGAAGGCCCAACCCAGCGTGTCAATAAATAGGAGCTTTTGGAGCGATAGGACCACAAGAGAATGTTGCGGCCCCGCACTTTCAGCCGGTTGACACGTCCGCGCTAGGTTTTCTGCGGTTCACAGCGTGGCAAATGGCAGTGATGGTGCGAGAGTAGCGCATCTGGACACCAGTCACCCCCATGCGGATGCCCAGCAGTGGCATTAGCGAGCGCCACGGTATCTCCCGGCGCCCACGCGCCAGTTCACGGATAGCCAGCCCGATCAGCTTGCGATCGTCGGGCGCAACCGCATCTAGCCATCCGAAGGCTTCGTCCATTTCAGCGATCTCGGCGCGCGTCTGCGATGCAGGCCGGATCGCGACATCGCCGCTAGTCCCGTCGCCACCACGCGCGTCATAGTCACCAGCCCAGACATCGCGACTGATCTCTGGCCAGGCGCAGCGCAGCGTCTGCCACCCGCGTTCGCGATCGGGATAGCGCCAGCACGTCAGCATCGCCTCGACCAGCCGGTCCTGCACGTCATCGAACGACATGAATCCCAGTGGAAGGAGGCCCCCTTCCACTGGAGAGATCGTGTCACGCCTCGGTCCTTCCATTGCAACGGTCCTTTGTGTTTGCAGAAATGGCGGATTTCCGCCGTTTGATGATTGTTCGAAGAGAGCGATAAGAGAGAATGGAAGGATTGGAAGGATAATTCAGGGTCTTTCGTGTGCGCATGCGCGCACACACGCGCACATGACGGGGGGACCAAGCAAAGTTATTCCACCCCTTCCAAACCCGCACAAATCTGCCATTTTTATCCTTCCAATCGTGCTTCCAGCCGGAAGGCAAACCCCTTCCAAATTACGATTACAGCGGCATGTCATCCGGGTAGGGTCCGGGATCGTCGGCATATTGCGAACGCCCAGCGGCCGTGTCGGCATAGTCGGCCGGCGATTTCGTCATCTCGATGTCGAGCCACTGCATCCCGTTCGACGCCTTCTTCTCGAAACCGCGGTCCTCCATTGCCTTCGAAAAGCCCTGTGTCTGCCACTCGGCCGCGCCCGTTTCTTTCGACCACGCTTTGAACAACTCGAAGAGCGTCGACGACTTCGATCGCGCACCGTCGACGGGTTTGGTGCATTCATCCAAGAACCGGCCCAACTGGTCGCTCTGCTCACGATATTTCGCCGTCGCAGCAAGCACGCTTTCAGGCTCGACGAGACCGTGCTCGCGCCAGTCTAGCAGCCCTTCGATAAGCCGATTCAGGATGCCGGTCGCCTCCTTCTTCAGCTTTTCCGGCAACGCCTTGTCGACCGCCTCTTTGGCGATCTGCACGTCCCACGGCACAAGCATGACGCGCCGCCAGATCCCGTCGTCGTGGCCGGTGATCTTCGGTTTGTGATTGCCCGAAATCGTCACCTTGAAGGACGGTAGGAACGAGAAGAAGCCCTTGTTGAGATGACGCGCGTCGATGAGCTCGCCGCCTGTGATCAGCTTGATCAAGGCCTCGGCAAGCTTGGCGCCCTTTTCCGGTTCCGACGTCCGCAGGAAACGGATGCCAGGCAACCGCGCCAGATCTGGCGTAGCTTCACCGCCTTTACGGCCGCGGCCCTGATCGAGGAACGTCTCGATGCCGACCGATCCACCATAGTCGCCGGCGATGTAGCTCCATGCGTCGACAAGGGTCGATTTGCCGTTGCGGCCCTTGCCGTGGAAGAACGCCAGTTTCTGTTCGCTGATGTCCCCGGTGACGCTCAGACCGCCCCACTGGTGAAGGAAGCGCCGCATCTTGTCGTCGGGCTGCACCACCGCCAGAAAGTTATCGTAGTCCGGGCACACCGCCTTAGGATTGAAGACGACATTGGCGATCTTGCTGATCAGATCCTCCGGGCAATGATTATCCATACGCATGCCCCAGCGATCGCCCGTCGTGATGAGCTTGAGGACACCCTCGACCATCACCCATCGCTTGCCTGCTTGGGTCAGCCGCAGTGTGCCGTTGAGCAAGTTGATAGCCATGCGGTCGGCGTCCATCGCATCGGCCCGGATCGCGACGTCGACGAACGACTTCACGAGGCCGGCGATGCATCCGAGGCGCTGCGAGCCTTCGCTCGACTTTGCGTGGTCGCGCAGCGTGTCGCTGTAATAGACAGGCACCTTGTTATCGCCGCTGCCTTTCCAGCGAACGATGAAGTCGAGCGCGGCGGTGCGTTGTTCGTCGGTAGCGTCTTCGGGCAGATCCTCCTTCAGCCCGCTCGCCGCGACGAGATCCGCTTCGTGGCGTATCGAGCGCACGGTATCGAAAACGGCAAGACTGACCTTCCCCGGGATCTTGTCCTTTTCCTCGGACAGCAGTTCCCAGCGCTTCCCGTCCCACACGAACCAACCCAGTTCGTTGCAGAAACGAAAGCGCCACGCGTGACGCGTCCGGAATCGTTCGGCATTCCCCAGATCGGTAGCCTGATACAACGCGCATTGGCGATCCAGCGCATCGTCCTTAGCGGGCGCAATGCGCCCCCCTGACCCCCCAGTTTGGTTGGCGGGGCTTTGGGTTCCGCTTTGGAAGGACTCGGAGATTTCTTCTCCCGCGGGTGCGGGTTCGAACCTGCCGACATCCTCGGCATAGGCATCGAGCGGCGGAACGTCCGAGCCATAAGACGAAGATGATGCAGACCGGCCGCTATCGCGGCCGCGCATTGTCTGCGCGCCTACGGCGCTGAGGTCGCGAGGCTTTGCGATGCCGTTGGAAAGGCCGTTCTCGATCGCGGCCGCGTGCGCCTGGTAGGCGCCGGGATCAAAACCTCGCACGGCATCAAGCAGGGAGTGCCGCACGATCGATTCAGATAGGGCACCGGCGCCAACGAACTGGCCCAGGTTGAATGCCGCATGGTAGGCACCCTGATTACGGCCACCATGTCGACCGCCACCCTTGGGCGTCCGCATGAGTTCGATGATCTCCGCATCAAGAGCCTTGAGGGCATAACGACGGTGCGCCTCGTCGAGATCGACAGCGACATGCGACCGATCACCTGACGACGACACTAAGGTCGGGACGACCGTCCGTTCCGGTGGCTTTCGCATCAGGTCGACCAGCGCCGCAGGAAGCTCGGCGATACGCGACGCGTCGCCGTCTATCAGCCAGCGATAATCGCCGGCAGCGTCGACGTCGTTGCCGGCGAAATGGCTCGGCGCAACTATGACGTAACCGCCGGCACCGCGAACATCGATATGCTTGGGCAGGCTGCCCACATTGCCGATCGGCACGCCGGCCGGCATCTTGAACCAGTGGTGCTCGCCTTCCGACCGCGTAATCCCGACGAGCGTATCAGGCAGGTCGTCGCCGATCTTGTCCGCCAGCGCGGCCTTCAGGCGATCGAGGGTCCATACCTCTTCGCTAAGTACCTCGCCGGTAGTTTCATCGGTGACCGTGTCCGTGCGCGGGTCGAAGTCGACGACGAGCAAGCCGGCCTCACCCACGGCGACGCCGATCATCGCCCGCGGCCATTGATCCCACCACGCGCGGATCAGTTCGAAATCGGTCGACGCCTTCTTGACGCCGCCCGACCCCTTGATCGGCTTGTTGTCCGCATCCTTATCCATCGGCAGCAACGGCCGTTTGGTTTTCGGGCTGCACGGAAACACCGGCCAACCCCGGCGCGCATATTCGAGCGCCGCCTCAAGCAGAGACGGCGATGTTGTGGTGACGCTCACGAATACCCCCGATCAGACCAGGGCAGACGCTTGTTGCGGTCTGCCAGCGCATGAAGGGCTCTGCGTCCGCGCAGAGCGCGGGACGCTAGAACGGCACGTCGTCGTCGAGATCGTCGGTAAAGCCGCCACGCGTGCCGCCCGCGCCAGCACCCGCACTGCTGCCACCAGCAGCACCGCCACGCGTATCGCCGTAACTTGAATAGTCGGTCCGGCCCGGATCAGCTTCACGACGATCGAGCAGCACAAGCGATGAGTTGAACGCGCCAAGCACGATCTCGGTGGACCAGCGATCGTTTCCCGTGGTGTCCTGCCATTTACGCGTGCGTAGGGTGCCCTCGATGTATACCTTCGCACCCTTGCGCAGATATTGCTTGGCGATCTTCACCAGCCCCTCGTTCATGATCACGAGGTTGTGCCATTCGGTCCGCTCTTTCTGCTCACCGGAAGCTCGGTCCTTCCAGCGTTCGGAAGTCGCCAAACTCATGTTGACGATCTCGCCACCGTTCTGGAACGTTCGAGCCTCCGGGTCTTTGCCAAGGTGTCCCACGAGAATAACTTTGTTAACGCTGCTCATTAGATCATCCCCAGTGCTTGCAGGTAGACTTCGAGGATGGCTTCCTCTTCCTGATACTCTTCCTTCCTCTTTTTGCGGATGGAGAGTATTTTGCGGATGGCTTTGGGATCGTATCCGCGCCCCTTGGCCTCGGCCATGACGTCCTTGATGTCGTCGGCGATGCCCTTCTTTTCTTCTTCAAGGCGCTCTGCGCGCTCGACGAGCAGGCGAAGTTCATCGGCCGCGATGTTGTCGCCCTCGGGTATCGGATCATCGCCATCGGGTGCGCCCGGAGAGCTATAGATGACGGTGCCTGCGCGGGTGCGGCCGGCCTTCCATCCTGCGCCCATGACCGCACGGACGATGGCTTTGCGGGAGGGTGCAGCGGACCTGATATGCGAGGGCAGACTGTCGAGGACGATCTCGACCGTTACCTCTTCCTCGCGGCCGTCGAGCAGCTGCCGCACAGCAAGCTCCACTTGGGTGACGAGCTTCTGTCTCACGACGCGAGTGCCGCCTTGATCCGTGCAAGTGCCGCTTCCGCCGCAATCGCCCTGGCTTCCGCATCAGTAGCGCGTTCTACAGCGGCCGCGAGTTCACTTGACTGATCGGGACGGCTCGCTTGCCGCCGCAGGCACTGAAGAAGCGTGTCCAGATCGGACATGACCGAGGCGATCGTCAGGCTCTCGCGCTCGGGTTCAACGTTCGATGCGGGCGCCAGCGCCTGCTCGATCAGAAGCACGGCCGCGCCACCAATCGTGATACCGTTCTTGGCGGAAAGCCGCTCGATCGCATCGATCGCGGTCACAGCGCTCGCGGGCAGACAGATGGTCTTCGCTGGCATAGGAGCGGGTTCCTTGACGGTCGCCACGGCGACGGGACGCGGGGTAGGGGCATTGCTCGGGCGCGGCGCGGGCGCGGGCGCGGACTTCGTGCTTGCGGCCTTCATTGCAGCGTCAGCCTGTGCAGCCCGCGCCGAACCTGCGTTGCCACCGCGCGCGACGATCGCCGCGATCTTGGCGACGCCGGCATCGATGGCCGGATCCGCCCTCTTGGCAGCCGGCAGCGGCCGCGGTGCCGGCGCGAGCGCGGTCTTCGTCCGCCCGAGCGTTATGGTACGCGTCGCACCATAGCCTTTGATCGTGATTCGACCGGCATCGGCCAGTTCAGCAAGCAGCGTACGCGCGCTCTCTGGGTTATCGAATCCGAAACGTCCCATGATCTGGGCGTCTGTCGGCTGCGCAACATCGTGTTCAATGTTGCGCTCGATCCAGTCGAGCATGCTCGACAAATTGAGCTTTGCGTGTGCCATGGCTCAGCGGCACCCTTCATGCGAGTGGAGCGGCGGGTCGCGGTTGATGACCATCGTCATGACTTCGCCAACCCCGTGATCGCGCCGGTGCCGAGAATGATGACACGCCGATAGGTCGGTGCCGCGCAACCCAGCACCTTGATCAGGTGGGCGGCGATCATCGCCTCGAGCCCGGCCTTCACCGCGCCCTCAGTCAGCCGCGCCTTGTCGGCGAGTTGCTTGTCGGTGGGGCAAGGGCGGGCATGCTGCGCGAACCTTTCCAGCACGGGCAGCAACGCGTCGACGATCGCAGCCTCGCCGTCGACCAGCTTGGCGGACGGCGCGGTCAGTACGGCACGGACTGGCCGCGTCAGCGGCGTAGGCTTGCCAGTGCGCTGCGCTCGATAGTTGAATACGGTCGGATCGATGGTTGATCGCGGACGCGTAAGCACGACCAGTCCAAGCGCCGCGAGCTCACGCATACGCTTAGCTCCGGCCGAATTCACAGGCAGGCATAACCGGGTGGCATACGTGAAGACGTCGCCCTGCTTGGCGACTTCCATCCACGCTGCGATCCGGATCGGACTGGCAACGATGCCGGGAGCCTCGTCATGATCGGCGAGCATCTGCACGGTTGCCATCGCGATCACGCAGCCCTCCGGTCATGCTCGCGCGGCGCAACTCGATCGAACCAGCCTCCCTCGGGCTTGGCATCCCAGTCGTTGATAGGCACGGCGCAGCGCGTGGCGGCGAAGATCTGATAGGCGAGCGGCGCATCGGGTACGACGTCGCCCGACATCATGCGCTCCATTGTGATCTGGCCAATGCCAGTCCTGCGCAGCAGCTTGCCCAAGGCGCCGACCGGCTCGTGCTGGATCCAATGGGCAAGACGGCGCGCGCCCTCGTTCGGCACGATAACGCAGAGCCGCAGAAGGATGTTCGGCTTCATCGGTCACCTCCATGGATTGAGCGAGCAAGAGCCCGCATGCCGACGGCAACACGGATGACGTCGTCCAACTCTCGCTCAAGCTTTGCGGCATCGACCGCGCAGAAATTACCGTCGGCCAAGCCGGCGCAAACAACGCGGGTGGTGTCATTGAACTCGCCAGAAAGCGCCGCCATCATGCCAAGCACATCGCCTGTTGTTACGGGCGTATTTGGTACTGATACGAACACGCCATCAGCCATCGCACACAGTGTTGCCGTCACGACCGGCTCACCTGCCAGTGCTTCCAAATCGCGCACGACATCAATCGGAGCGAAGCACTCCGCGTCCGCTTGAACATTGGAAGCGTAGCGTGCGAGCGTGCTCTTCCCGACACGGCAGAATGATGCCGCTGCTTCCAATCCGCCGGTCTTGCTGACGAGCTCGCCAAACTTGATCTTGAGCATGCGGCCCTTGACCGCGTCGGATGCAATCACGTTCACGAAAACACCTGGGGGGAAGACTTCTCGGTAATTCCCGGTGACGTGCCATCAGGAGGGTTGATAGTTGGCAGATCGACGCCGCATTCCGCGGCGATGGCAGAGACCTTCTCAGAGGACCCCTCGTCTTGAGCTATGCGACGCAGATGATCCAATCGGGACGCAGACAGACCGTTCTTCCGCCAATTGTGGACGGTCGAAACGCCGGTGAACGCCTTGTTGGCAACCGCTGTGGTGCCGCCGAGCGCATCGATGACGAGATTTGCAAATCGATCCATAGCGGCCCATATGCCGAAACGGCATTTAACAAGCAAGACATATTCTGCCGTAATGGCATTTGCCATAATGGCAGACATGCTCTTGATGCATGGGGTATGGAAATCGCCGAAATCCGTGAGCTAATGCGAGCTAAGGGCTATGATCAGAGCGATCTGGCAAACCTGCTCGGCATAGACCCAAGCGCCGTTTCGAAGCGGCTGACAGGCAAACGGCCGTTCAAGCATAACGAGATGGTAAAGACGCAGGCTTGGCTGCTTGGCGGCGCGCCTGCCGTTAAACTAGGTGGCGAAGCTGTCCGCCTCCTCCCGATCATTGGTCAGGTTGCAGCTGGGACGTGGAGGGAGGCGGTTCAGCAGCCGTCAGGACATCTGCCACTTGCGGCGTCGACGGCGCCGAAAAATGGCGTCGTGCTAGTTGTGCAGGGCGACTCGATGGATTTAGAGATTGAAGAGGGCGGCATGGTCGTCGTCGATCCTGACGACAAAGCCCTATACCCCGGCCACCTGTTCGTCATTCTTAACGAGAATGGCGAAACAACCTTCAAGCAATTTGAAAATGATCCGGCGCGGCTAGTCCCGAGATCGACGAACGGTTCTCATCGGCCGATTCAAATTGGTGATGGCCAGGCCTTTACGGTGATGGGGCGGGTGACTGCGCTTTACCGACGCCGCTAAGGCCACCGCCTCATCATAGGGCATCCACTCAGACTGCTGATCCAAGCCACCAGGCACGGTCAGGAAAAAGCATCCATACTCGTCGTGCGAGCCTAGCCCTTCAGCGATCAGATCCTCGCGAGCGTAGAGCACGCTCTTGCGCCATGGGCCGACAGGCCGACCGAAGCACGTTGCCCGGTACCAGGTCACCATCTTCTTATTGAATGCGTCGCTCAAGCGTCCCTCCGATGACTCACAAACTGGAACAAACGCGGAACGCAATCAATATCGAAAATGAGAGAATGCCGATACGGCATAAATAGCATTGACTGTATATGCCATATTGGCAGATACAGGCCTCATCAGGGCAACCCGCCCGATGGGAGTTGCAAATGCGCCTCGACACCAAACCCGGGCAGGCTGCCGGGCCGTGCTCTTTCGACCAGTTCCTCAACGCGCTCGACAACCCGGCGCCGATGCTCGCTGACCGATCCCGGACCGTCCGCTCGCGGGTGACGTTCATAGCGTTTGCGGCGCCCGACAATGTCCCGGTCATGCGTCGCCGCCACTCCGCCATGATGGCGCCCGTTGAAAGTCCATTCTGGATCGGCGTCGTTCGCTCAATGCGCGCACGGCAGGATCGGATCGGCGTTGCCTGCCTGCTCGTCGCCATGACGCTGTTCATCATGATCGCTGGTCGATTGGCCTGGGCGTATGCAGCGGGGGCACTCTGATGCCCTGGTATCACGCGCGCACTGTGACGTCCGAGTTTTGGTTTGGCCCGGCAGATACCCGCGACGAGGCCATTGCGAAGGGCAAGCTGCGTCACGGATCGCGGTTTGCGATCGCAGAAGGAAAGCCGTTCGACAACGATCTCGATGTCTTCGAACCCAACATCGCGCCGGTCTTCGATCGTTTCGACTCGCTCAACGATCAGAACTTTGGGGAGAACGGGGAAGGCGGACCGCTGCACTGGAACGATGAGGCATGCGCGGACCTCTCGCGGCGGTTGAACTGCGTCTTCGCCGAATGGGCGAAAGAGCACGGTTACGAACGCGGCTATCAGCTTGATCTCACCGACGGTGAAGAGATCCGGCCGATCCTCACGTTGGCGGAGGTGATTCGCTGATGGCGCAGGACGTCCCCCAGCTGATCGCCACGGCTCGCGGCTTCCTCACGAGCATGGCCTACAGCGCCGATGAACGGCCCGTGCTGATCGCGATCGTCGATCAACTCGAGAAGACGCGCGCCGCCCTCAAGCCGTTCGCTACCGCCCGGATGGGCGACGATCGCGGCGAGACCGTCGCGGACTGGAACGAGCAACACGACAGCGACGGCGTATCGCTCCGTTGGGATCCAGAATTCGACGACGGCTCCACGCTGACCATCGGTCAATTCAAGCGCGCTCGCGCTGCATTTCAGGGAGAGGCATAATGGCCGCGACCTATTATCAACAGCATCCGCTCAATTTATCGCAACCGAAGACGATGACAGTTGGCGATCTACTTGCCAGCCTCGACGGACACGATCGCAATCTCCCCGTAATCTTCCGCTCGCCGACATACGGCTGCTACGGCAGCAACGTCGGTTACTCCCTAGACACCGTCTCGCGGGAAACGCTGGAACGACGCGAGGTACATATCCCCGCGACAACGTGGTTCGACGAAGAGGAAGGCGTCGACGTACCGCAGGAAGCGTACACCGACGTCTTTCCGGCATGGGACGGGGTGGTGATCGCATGACCGCCGACAGCCGCATCAAAACGGCCGTAGGGCCGACGATCCTGCTTCAGGGCGGTACGTACTTCGACTTGCTCGATCCGTCGAACAGCCCCTTCACGATCGAAGACATCGCCCACGGCCTCGCCCACACTTGCCGGTTCGCTGGCCAGTGCAGCCGGTTCTACTCCGTCGCAGAGCATTGCGTGCTCGCCAGCCACGTCGTCGCACCGGAGTTCGCGCTTCGCACGCTGATGCATGACGCGGCCGAGGCATTCATTGGCGATGTCACGCGCCCGCTGAAGTCCATCCTGCCGGCGTACAAGGCGATCGAGCGCACGATCGAGGCCGCAATCGCCGAGCGCTTCAAGATCGGCGACTGGAACGTCGCCGAGGTCAAGGCGGTCGATCTTGAGATGCTTGCGGCCGAGCAGCAGATGATGATGCCTGCGATCGTCGACGATTGGGCCGTCTTGGCGGGCGTCATACCCGCACCGATTGAGTTCGCGTTCTGGCGTCCGCATACGGCGCGGCAGGCCTTCCTCGATCGTTACGCCGAACTAACCGGCTGGGTGGACCCAGCTGGCCTGGAACGTGGGCCACAAAACTACCTCGCCTCGGGTGGCAGCAAAGCGGCCGCTCTGGCTGCGAAGTCGAAGCCGTCATTCATCGCCCCACAAGAGGGCGAGCTTCCGTCCCGCGTAGGCCAACCCGGATGGCGGGCAATTATCCGCCATCTGATCCCGCGAGCTGAGTGGAACACGTGGTGCGGCGACGCACTGACGTACGACCCGAATGGCGGCGTGGAATTGCCGGTCGGCTTCATGCGCAGCATGCGCATTGCACAGAGGCTGCCCACCACTACGCCGGAGCGTGACGAGGTCGTAGGCCGCACGCTCTGCATCCAGTGGTTCGGCCTGATGGTCGAAATCAGCGCCGGGAGGATCCACTGATGGGCGAGCTACTACCCGGCGTTACCCAACCAACTGGCCTCATCATTGCCGCCGCAGCGTCCGCTAGCGCTGCCGTTACCGATCTTATTGAGGCCAGCCGTGGTGATATCGATCTCGCGTTCAATCTGCGCAGCCGCGAGATTGCGGAGAACCTGACGGATGCGATCCAGTCGGTGTGCGCGATCGAACTAGAAGCGGACGATCTCGATCCCGAGCGGCGGGAGGCTGTTGGTGATCTGCTCGCCGCCGCCAGCCGCTTTATCGAGGGTTGGGCATGATGTTCGTCGCTTCTTTGAATGCGGCGTCAGGTTGCGACGTTCCCTTCAGGAGTGACCTGAAAATGCCCGGTTTCATAGTCGTCACCGCTGGCCGCAAGCTGGAAGTGCGTGAAACGCCTGGTGCCGTCGGCCGAGTCGTATCCAATCTCGCCGACGAAAAACAGGCTTGCGGTTCCAGCAATCAGGTCATCGTCGGCAGCCTTGATGCCCGTAATTGTATAACCTCTAACTTCCTTGGTGAAGCCAACCGGCAAATCACCAAGCGGAACGTGGACTTCATTCCAGAGATTACCTTTAACCGGACCGCTCCAGTACCCTCCGACAAAGCCACGGGCGCGAAAGCTCACGTTTTTCGCTGGCGTTGCTCCAAAATTCTGGATCTTCAGGTTCAGTGGCGCAGCATCGCCTACCAACCCAACCGATCGCATGCGGCTGAATTCGGGAATTATCGAGGTCAGGTAGACGTACGGCCTCAGTTGCTGCTCGAGCGCATCACGCGAGATGGCCGCTTGCTCCAAGGCAGCGTTTGCCGAACGCCGCGCCTCAAAGAGGCCGTCTTCGGCGATCTGTGCCGTACGCCGCGTTTCTCGAAACGTGAGCAAAACCAACCCAGTCCCAATCGCGGTGATGACGGCTCCGGCAATACCAAGGAACAAGCTCCAGAGCGCGACATCCGCTGCTTTTTCAGTCGCACGAACAGTGCGCCATTCGGCGCTCAGGTCGCGGTTGCTGCGCTGGTAAGCATGCTTGCGGGCATCAGCATAGCGGGAGCGTACTTGCTCGTCCGGTGGAGCACTGCGAAGCGAATCGGACTGTTGCTTGCCGGCAGTATGACGTTGGGGGGACTCGCTTGGTGGACTAGCCCCTGTGAGCAGCAGAACAAGACATACGGTCTGGGTGCCGCCACGGCGCCAGCAGGCCTTCAAATTCATAAAACCGCCCCCTTCGCCAACGTGAGATCGCCGACGGGGAATGAATTGTCGAATCATTGGACAAACGTGGGCGACGCTCTGGGGCCGACGATATGACCGATCGCCCCCGCTTCATCTACGCCTACGCAGAGATGGCACTGGTCGCCGAGGACGTCCGGCGAAACCGCGCGGAAGGCGATGTCTCGCTGGTCGACGCCGGCAAGCTGTCGCCTGACCTCGCTGCCGCACGGCTCCGCATCTCAACCGCGCTTGCCGTCGATTGGAAGGCGTACGCCCGCATGGAGCTACCGCCACTCGATTCGACGACCGACGTCGAGAAAATCGCGGATCTGAAGGCCGTGCTGACCGGCGCCGAGAAACGCCGGGATCAAGCGCGGATGGCGATGATCCACGAATACGGGCCAGCTATCGGAGATCTCTCTTTGAACGAGCTATGGCGGATCCACGACTCGCACGACACACGGTCGCTGCGTGTGCTGCCGTACCTCCATTGGGAAGGCTACGCTGCTGCGATCGAAGCGATGCTCTGGTGGCAAGAGCGCCCCAGGTACGAGAGCCGACGCTTCATCACGATGATCAATCAGCAGCTGCAAGGCATGGGCTATGCCGCGCAGGAAAGGGCAGCAGCATGAGCGCCGCAGCGCGTTTCAAGGAAGCCGACGTGACGCGCGCGGTACGCGGCGCGACCAAGGCTGGGATGATGGTCGGTCGCATTGAGATTGATCCGAACGGAAAGATCGTCATCTTGAGCGAATCGGTCGCCCCTCCTGCCGATCCGAACCCTTGGGATATAGTCATTGGCAAAGCCTGACCGAACACGGCGCCGGTTCCTTCCCGAATACGTCAGCAGCTTCAAGGATCGGCACGGCAAGGAGCGGCTACGCTTCCGCCGCAAGGGTTTCGGGGGCGGCTATTTCAAGTCGGCCCTCGGCACCGAGGATTTCCGCACCGAGTATCGCGCTTTCATGGATGCCAGCGAGACGGTCGCAGTCGCAGTCGACCGTGCCGTTCCGGGCACAATCGCTGACCTCGTCGCGCGCTACTTCGCGACCCCAACGCGCCTTGGCCCCACCGTGACCACCCAGAGCAAGGTCCGCAGCATCGTCGGCCGGTTCAGTGAGGAATACGGCAAGCTGCCAGTTGCCCGCGTTGGGTTCGAGCACATCGACGCGATCGTGATGGCGAAGATGCAGCAGAAGATGGTGCAGACCTCGCGCGGCCTGCGCCCGATCGGCGGGCCGGTCGCAGCCGGCAAGCTGCGCAAGGAACTGGTGCGGCTATTCAATTTCGCCGTGAAGCTCCGCATGATTCCGACCAACCCAGTTTTGCTGGCGGATCATGTCAAGCTATCGGTCGAGCAGCGATCTGCCGGCTATCATACGTGGACCGAAGACGAGATTGATCAGTATCGCGCACGCCACCAGCTTGGCACCAATGCCCGTCTAGCGCTCGAACTCCTGCTATGGACCGGCCAGCGCCGCAGCGACGCGATCCGCATGGGTCGACAGCACATCGTCGACGGGCGGATCAAGGTTGTACAGGACAAGACAGGGAAGGTCCTATGGATCGCGGTCGCGCCCCAGCTACTTGAGGCGATCGTCGCGATGCCCGCCGCCAAGAACCATCTGTGCTTCCTGATCAACGAACAGGGGCGTCCGTTCACGCGAGCGGGTTTCGGCAACTGGTTCCGCGATAAGTGCGACGCGGCCGGGCTCCCACAATGCACGGCGCACGGACTGCGCAAGGCGATCATGCGGCGCATGGCCGAACTCAACCAGGGCAACCAAACCATGAAGGCAGTGTCCGGCCATAGGAAGGATGAGGAAGTCGCTCGCTACACTGAAGCGGCCAACCAGCGCAGCATGGCAGACGACGCAATCGGCATCCTCGCGCGCTGGGAGAAGGAAAGGTCGCGCGATGAAACTGCGGTTCGTGACATCGTTTCCTGATCGGCATGGGATAGTCAGGTATCGGTTTCGGCGAAAGGGCCTCCCGAGCCACTATTTCGTAGCGTCGCCAGGAACGGCTGCCTTTCGGATAGAGTACGATCGCTGCCTCGCCGGCGATAAGCCGCCAACGCGCTACGAGCTCCCGGTCGAAGATCGGCGCCGTAGATCGCGGAAGCTGAAAGAAGTGGTGTATTTCATCGGCGCAGAGGCCGGACCGATAAAGATTGGTGTATCATGCGATCCGGCCAAGCGGCTCCGGACTCTTCAAACAGGGCATCCGGTACCGTTGATGTTGCTGGCGGTCGTGCCAGGCGGCGTCGGGGTGGAACGTGCTCTGCACCGCAAATTCTCGAACCTGCGCGTGAGGGGAGAATGGTTCGCTCGATCGCCCGAATTGATCGCAGAAATCGACAACGCGGGGCTGTTGAATGTCTAACTAGGCAAGAGGTTAAAGGCTAACCCTGCCTAAGTCATTGTTTCTCCAAGGTTTTTTCGGTAGATGGCGCGCCCGGAGGGAGTCGAACCCCCGACCGAGGAGGTAGAAGCTCCTTGCTCTATCCAACTGAGCTACGGGCGCGCACGGCCACCGATTAGCGCGCATTGCGCGGGCTTGGAACCATGATCATAACCCGGCGATGAATATCGTCGAAAACGATCCCCCCGCACCCGTCGCGGCGCATGCGGTACAGGGTGGCCGGTTCCGCTATTTCGACTTCGTGATGGCGGCATTCGTCACCATCCTGCTGTTGTCGAACGTCATCGGGGCGGGCAAGCGCGCGGTCATCGATCTGCCGCTGGTCGGGGTCTGGCCGTTCGGGTCAGGGATCCTGTTCTTCCCCGTCAGCTACGTGCTCGGCGACATCCTGACCGAGGTGTACGGCTACGCCCATGCACGCCGCTGCATCTGGGCGGGGTTCGGCGCGATGCTGTTCATGGTCGTGATGTCCGCGGTCGTGGTTGCGTTGCCGCCCGATGCCGGGTGGACCGGGCAGGCCGCCTATGAGTCGGTCTTCGGGCAGGTTCCTCGGATCGTGTTCGCGTCGATCGCCGCCTTCTGGGTCGGGGAGTTCGCGAACAGCTTCGTGCTCGCGCGGATGAAGATCTGGACGGGAGGCCGCATGCTCTGGACGCGCACGATCGGCAGCACGATCGTCGGCCAGGCGTTCGACAGCCTGATCTTCTATCCGCTCGCCTTTTACGGCGCGCCCGACTGGCCGGTCGAGGCGATGCTGCTGGTGATGGTCAGCCAGTTCGCGCTGAAGGTGTCGTGGGAGGTGCTGCTGACCCCGCTGACCTATCTCGCGGTGGGATGGCTCAAGCGCCGCGAGGGGGTCGACGTCTATGACGAAGGGACGGACTTCTCGCCGTTCCGCACGCGGGTTTGACAGTCCGTCATCCCAGCGGAGGCTGGGATCCAGGGCTACAAACGTTGCCGTTCTTGGTCCTGGATCCTGGGTCGAGCCCAGGATGACGGTCTATGCGCTGACGGGTTAGGCGCTGACGGCTTCCATCAGGCCTTCGAACAGGCGACGACCATCGGTGCCGCCGTGCGCGGCTTCGATGCGGCGTTCGGGGTGCGGCATCATGCCGAGCACGTTGCCCTTTTCGTTGAGCAGGCCCGCGATGTTGCGCGCCGAGCCGTTGACGCTTTCGGCATAGCGGAACGCGACGCGGCCTTCGCCTTCGAGGCGGTCGAGCGTCTCGGTGTCAGCGAAGTAATTGCCATCGTGGTGCGCGACGGGGAAGGAGACGCGCTCGCCCGCCTTGTAGCCCGAGGTGAAGCGCGACTGCGCGGTCTCGACGGTCAGCGCCACGTCGCGGCAGACGAAGTTCAGCCCCTCGTTGCGCATCAGCGCACCGGGAAGCAGCCCCGCTTCGGTCAGCACCTGGAAGCCGTTGCAGATGCCGAGCACGGGCAGGCCCTTGCCCGCCTGCTCGACGACCGCGCGCATGATCGGCGAGCGTGCGGCGATCGCGCCCGAGCGCAGATAGTCGCCGTAGGAGAAGCCACCGGGCACTGCGACCAGCCCGACATCCGCGGGGAGGTCCGCGTCACCGTGCCAGACCATCAGCGGCTTGACGCCGGTCACTTCCTCCAGCGCGACGGCGATGTCGCGGTCGCAGTTGGAGCCTGGGAACACGATGA